GTGCTTTAGTATCCGCACCCTGTTCTTGATAGGGGGGGCGTACTCTGCCTATTTCGTCCACGGAATACCTGCGCTGTTTCTTGTCGTGGAGTTCCCCGTGGCAATCTCTGCACACGAGGAGCAGGTTGTCCCACGCCAGCACCACCTCCGGGTCGTTGATGTTCTCCAGCGTGATAGGCACCTTGTGGTGAACTATCACTCCGGGCCGATAGATTCCTTTCGCCATGCAGTTCTCGCACAATCCGCCCCTGCTCTTTGCGTATGCTGTCCGGGCTTTCTTCCATGCGGCCGAACTGTAGAACCGCTCTGCGAATTCTTTCATGCGATAACACTCCCACCCCTGTGCTTTTGACATCGCATTGTTTACCCTCATGTACCTCATGGCAGGGATAGATGGATTCGAACCACCGAATGAGGGAGTCAAAGTCCCCCGCCTTGCCGCTTGGCTATATCCCTATGAGTTGCACCCCCGCCCGATGTGGACGAGGGTGCGAAAGGAGGAACGCCTGTTGAAAGGCGAGGAGCCGCCGCTGGGACGACGGCCCCTCAATGAGGAGAGAGCATGGACGCCTCGCTGGATTCTTCCAGCGTATTCAAAATATCACATTGACAAGGCCATGATACGGTCATTTGTCCAGCCAGCCGAGATTCCTGCCCACCGCATCAATGAAACGGGTGCGCTTGTCCCCCACGGTGTCCCGGTGCATATACAACTCCCGGGCCGCTCCGTCTATCGTGTGGGTGCGCCGGAAATCCACCATCTCCACGATTTTCAATACCGTTGCCCCGTCCCTCTGTCTGCGTATCTCCTCTATCGCCTTGTCCACGGCCTCCACGGCCTCCGTTTCTTTGGCGTTTAGGGGCGTTTTTAGGGCCGATACCTCCGTACCCCTGCTCCTACCCTTGCCTCCGCCTAAACCGCCGTATACCGCCGTTGTACGGGGCATTTTGGCCGATTCTTGCAGGTCCTTTAGATAGGGATACTGTTTGAGCAGACGCTCGATGTTCGGCCTCCACCAATGTCTGTATTTACTCATCCCACCGACACCCGAATGCTGGCTCCGTCCGGGATGGGCAGGTGCATCAAAGTCGCCATGATGTCCTCCCACCTGCTGGCCCGGAATTCCATGCTGTACGACACCAGCGGCATCACCTCGGTCACAGGCTCTTCCTCGGCAGGTGCCTCCACAGGTTCGGCAGGCACTTCCGCAGGCACTTCCGCAGGCACCTCGGCAGGCTCCTCAACAGGCTCCCCGGCTCGGAACTGTACCCACCGCATCGCATCCTCTGCGCTCATCGCTTCCCCGATTTGCGGCACCCACACGGGCAGGTTCTCCTTGCTGATGTAGTTCCTCAACACCTGCGGCTGAATGCCGAACATGGTCGCCATGTTGAGCATCGTGGCATGGAACTCCCGGCTGACCTCGTTGTAGTATTCCGTCTTGAGTTTCGGGGATAGCGCCGTCCACTCCGTCCATGTCATGGGCTTGCTGGTGTCTACTGTCACCCCGCAGAACTCATCCCACGCCTCCCGGTAAGCCTGCGGCATCTTCCACGCATGGGGTCTGCGCACGATGTTGATTCCCTTTCGCCGAATGTATGATGCCACCCTGCTCTTTTCAGCGCCGAACATCCTCGCCATGTCCGACATTCCGGCCCCGTGCCTCTCCGCCACCGTGTTGTAATAGCGCTCCTGCATATCGGGCGGCATCGCCGTGAACTCCTCCCATGTCATGCGCCTGTTGGGGTTCATCACAATCACCTCTCCGTTCATGCTCTCCCTCTCCTTTCGTGTCATGTTCTCATGCGGCAGGCGGCACCGCCCTCGTTTTGCGTTCACCGTGTTGTGTGCGCCCCAGCCCGTCCGCTTGCGCTCCCGGACGGTATCGTTGAACACCCGTTCAGCCTCGTTCACGCTTCACCCTCCTCGTGTACTTGTATCGCAGGGCCTCCACCCTGCGCCTGTTCTCCTCCGGGTTCCATCCGCACCTGCGGCACCGCTGTTCCGAGCAGGTCACCTCTTGATTGTGCGGGCAGTATCGCTCACTTGGGATATATTTCGCCATTATCACACCTCCACGATTTCGATGCCGTACTTGTCCAGCACCTGCTTCTTCTTAATTTGATACACCTGCGTCCGGGTGCCTTTGACATCCTCGTACACCCTGCGGCCTCGCAGGATGTACGAAAAGTCGGCCCTGTATATTTCTGGCTTGACCCGCTCGCCGTTGGGCTTCGTCCACCCCTCTATGAGGGTGAGCGTCGGCTGGAGCCGCAGGTCAACGATTTCGCCTGCACGGAGCATCAGCATCAACTCCCGGTAGCGCTCCGCCTCCCGCTTGCTGTCAAAGCGGATTCCGTTGACCGTCGTCGGTGTTGCGTGGTATTTGCTCATCGTCGTCCTCCATGTTCTTGTCACATACATCGCAATCTCCGGGACAGGGCTGTCCATCGCAGGCCTCCGTCCACCTGTACAGGCTACAACTCATCGGTCTTTCTCCTTTCGCACAATCCACTTGATGATGTGATAAATGGCCTTGCACATCGCATATATGAGGCGGTCTTGCCATATGTCCGCCCTGTCTGCCGTGCGGCTCATGCCCTCCTCCATCGCATCAAGGTCATCCAGCAGTTCCCGCACCGCCTGCCGCTTCGGGGTGTATTCTGTCGGCATCGACCGTTCCACAATACAATCGCCGCAGGGCAGGTCAGCGCCATCTATGTCGATGTATTTGCAGGTCTTGCACCAATCCTCCATCACTCGTTCCCTCCCCTGCATATGTACTTCGCCATATCAAGGAGCAGTTGGAGTTCCTCACCCGACAGTTCCGTCTTTCGCTCTGCGATTTGGCTTACCGTATCTCGCCTCGTTTCAGCCGTGGGCGGCATGAGAATTGTGATGCGGTTCTGTTCCGGTTCGTAGTTAATGGCGTAGCCGTCACGATTCACAATCATTCCTCTTACCTCCTCCTTCAGCCATTCCAACGCCCTCTTTTCGCAATCGCGTTCGCAACCGTTGTTTTCGCCGCAATTGAGTATTTCGCACCAATCACCGGAGATGAGTCTTGCGAGGGTTTCATCCGATAGAGTGCGGAGCCATTCGGAATTAGTCATTGCTCTTCCCCTCCTTTGCGCTCACCGTAGGAGCAGTAGTCATAGCGACTCGCTTCCTCGTTCCTGTATTTGCACCAGTATTTTTCCGGCTCTATCGGCAATCTCCACCGTTCGTTATAGAGACAGGAAAACGCGCAATCTTTGCACAGCACCAGCGGTCGCACCCGGAGCGTCTCCTCGAATGAGACCATCTTTCTGGCGTCATCGTTGTGCATCGTCATTTCGCTTCGTTGTATGCAAATGGCATCGTCTTGCTGTAGGAGGCCGAAGATGTGGTCCGCCATTTGTCGACGCAGGGAGGTCGAGATGTAATCAATCAACTCGAGGTGGGCGTCGAGGAAGTCCCGATCGACGGTACGCTCAAAGGCCCAATCCTTACTCTCCATCGTCCGCACCTCCTTTTCGCTCACCGTGGGAGCAGTAACCGTCATCTCCCAAATATTGCGCCGATTTGCATCCGCGCTGGAGCAGGCAATCCCGGCACCGCACAACAGGCACAGCGTCCACGATTGGCATTTTGTCGAGTGTCAGTTTTACCTCGTAGATAAACGACAAAACCGCATCGGCCCTTGTTGCCGTTTCATGGTCTTTCGCTTCTCTCAACCACTTCCCCGCCTTGTCCTGCCGCTCCTTCATTTCGTCGGCAAAAGCATTCACATCAATCAACCACATCGTCTGCACCTCCGTCCATTTTTGCTCCACAGTTGGGGCAGTATGTTCTGCGGAATTGGTTTTCCGATGCATACCATATTCCGCAACGCGAACACTCGATACAATCGTTTAGCTTTGGGCCGAATCTTGTGTCCGTATGATGTATCCACCGTCCGTGCCGCACCGGAGCCACATCAGCGGCGGGAATTTGTTTAAGTAGCGCATACAGTTCTGTTATTGGTATGTCGTCGTGTTTGCCATTCGGGCGAAAATATCTGTCCATATTTAGCCAACTTTCCACCCACTTGATTACGGCATCCCGCTCAATGCAATCGCTCATCGTCTGCACCTCCGTCCATTCGTGCGCCGCATTCCGGGCAATACTTCGAGGTATTCCACCAAAACGGCGAACCGCACGAGGAACACACATAGAACCCGAACTCCGCCCCTTGGTAGGCTGGTCTATATTCCCATCTCCCCGGCTTCACCGGGTCAACCGTGGGTTGCTGGTCAACGATTTGGTCAAAGGTCTCGCGCATGGGGTCATCTCCCCACCACGAATAGTGAGCCTTGAGCCGCTCTGCGCTTATCAATCTATCCATGCTGTTCCTCCCTCTTGATGTACTGCCGCATCCAGCCGTTCTTTGCCTGCGGCTCGTCTTTCTTGTCCGCCCTTGCCCATGACCGAATCGTGGCAAGGTGGTTCTTGTACACTTTCCCGGTCTTTGCCATGTACTCCGACAGGCGCTCAATCCGCTCTTTCCAATCGGGAAATTCGGCCTGCACCTTGGCGAGGTCCTCGTCTGTCAAAAGGACATTCCGATACTCGCCGTACTGGTGGCGCACTACCCTATTCTCTTTGTCATTGTCCTTGTCTTTGTCATTGTCTTTGTCTTTATGGGTTTTTTGGCTTTCTTTGGGTTTTGCTGGGTTTACTTGGGTTTCCGTGGGTTTTGGTGGGTTATCTTGAAATTTCTTTGGCCTGCCGCCCTTGGAGCCGTTTTCGGCCTGTTTTTGCAGGAATGCGGCCTCCCGGTCAATGCCCTGCCGGGCAACGGCCCACACGAACCGCTCGTTCCCTGTCAGCGCAGGCAGGGTTCCGTCATTGGCATAGGCAAGCATTGAGAGGAAGAGCCGCCCCCGCTCCTCGTCCGTGAGCGGCTCAATCACCTCGATGAAATCCGTGAATATCTTGAGGTAGTCCATGCATCTGTCCTCCGTCAAAACGGCAGTTCGCCGTCCTCGTCCTCCTGTTCTGTCAGTTGGGGTTTCGTGTCCTCTTTCTGCTCCGGCCTATCCATAAAGAACACCGAGTCGGCGTGGATTTCATAGGCCGTCCGCTTCTTGCCGTCCTTTTCGAACTCACGGGTCACAAGCCTGCCGTCTGCGATGACCATGCGGCCCTTTTTCATGTACCGGGCCACGTTTTCGGCACAGCCATTCCACGCAACCACATCGAAGAAGTCCACGCCATCTTTCGGCCTGTCGCAGGCGATGCGGATGGTGGTCACCGCCTTGCCGTTCTGCGTCCTGCGGAGTTCCGGGTCAAACACCACCCGGCCCGCAATAGTGATTCTGTTCAGCATCTGTCAATCCTCCAAATAGTTCTTCCCGAACGCCTCGCGAAACTGGTCAACTGTCCATTTCTCGTTGTGCATACACAGCCTCTGACCATACTGGCGAAGCATCCTCAATTCGTCCGCCCCGTACTTCCCGTGGATGCGCTCGTGGCACCGGGGACACAGCGCCACGACCAGCCCGTACCTTTCGGACAACTGTCGCCCCGGAATGCCGGGGATGAGATGGTGGTGTGCCATCTGCCCCCCCACACCGCAGAGGAAACAGCGCTCCGGGATTTCGAAAAATCTCATGCCAGCCAATAAACGGCGATGTTCGACCGGGTGCCGTCAGAGTTATCTACCATCCTGCGCTCCGTGTAGATTTCCACGCCTGCCTCCCGCAGTTCATGCACCACAGCGGCGAGCCTGTAGATTCCCATCATAAACGCATCCCGTTGAGTGACCGGGCCACGCTCGAGCGCTTTCATTACCTTGTCAGCCTGCGTCATGTTCATTCCTCCCTCTGCCACACGAAAGCCCTGCGACCCGTCTTGTCGTTCCAAATAGCGAGCGCCTTGATTCGCCCGTTTTCGTCATAGGCGATGCGCTCCACGGAAAAGGTATCGAAACACCGATTCCCCTCGATGTTGCATTTGCTGGCGGGGATAAAGGTGAAAGGCGCTGTGTACAGTTCCCGCCCGATGCCCCAGCGGAATCCGGCCCGCTTAAATGCGTCGCTTGCCTCGCCTTTCTTTTCGTTGCCGTCGTCCTCCCGGCTCTCGATGCCGCAATCTTCCTTGTAAACCCATTCGTTGAGGTAGCCTGTGAGAAGCCCGTTCGCATCTTCCACGGCCCTCTTGCAGTTAATACCGATACGGCAGTATAGATTCCCCTTTACCTCCCGGTAGTCGCAAGTCCAGTTCTCCGGGCCGACCGTTTCGTCCAGCAGGTCCATGTCGGTTCTCGCCGTCTTGTACAGGAGCAGGACGACCCCGCTCGCCGTCACCTTTTTGATTTTGCACTCAATTTCGCTCTCGGATAGTAGTCGGAACTTTTTCATGTCAGCCTCCTCATCTGTATTCGTCCCAAGCGTCTCCGTCTACCTTGTTTTGAAGCCATTCGATTTCCTCCGGCTCAAGGCTCCGCAGGAACACGCCCCACTCGTGAAGCACCCGGCCCCGGCACTTTTTGCAAATCGTTCCCGCCGTCCATCCGTTGCAGGTGGGGCAGGGATGCAGGGCCTCAAATCCGGGGTCGCCGCAGTACGGACAGCCCTCAACCCTCTCGTAAAACTCGCCCAGCCGCTCCTCCTTGACCACGGGTTCCGGGAACTCCCGGTCACAGACTCTGCAACGATACATCGACGGCCTCCCTCCACGCCCGTTCCATCGCGGCGTGATAGTCAACATCCCGCCCGATTTTCATGCAGGAACCACAGACATCAAGCCCGTTCTGTGCCAGCCCGAACACCCCGGCCTCGGCTGGAACCTGCTCCGCCTTTCGCCCCTCTTTCATTGGGTTGAAAGGCTTGCCGCAGATGTCACAGTAGTATCTCGTCATCTGTCAAGCACCTCCACCAGCCGCATGAACACCCATGCCAGCGCCCCAGCGCCGCAAACGATGCAGGTATATCCAATAATTGTCGCCATGCTCAATTCCTCCTTTATTCGGCGTTTAACGCCCCGTTATCGGCCTGTTCTTTTCCCTGTGTCTTTTTACCTATCCCGGCCCGTGCTGGATTGTGGCCCATCCTGTACGCCCACAGCGGGCATTCTGTGCAGGGACACAGCCGCACCTCCTGCGGCTGGTAGACACAGCAATCGAGGCATTTCGCCCGAATGGCTTTCATCGGTGTCATAGCAGGCACCTCACCATTCTCGCCATTTCCTCGGCGCTCATGCCCAGCACATACCGGGCCTCCCGCAGTTGGCCCACCGTGAACTTGTCCGGGTCATCCAGCCTGTCGTTGACCGCTGGTGCCGTCATGCCGTAGGCCTCGCAGAAGTCCCGCATCGTGCGGAATCGCTCCTGCACCAGCCCCCGGAGCATCGCCCCGAACTCCGTTCTCACCGGGTGCGCCACGCAGGCGTTCACCCTCGCCCTGCTCATCGCTTCTCCAGCAGGCTCGCGAGCGCCTGTTCAAGGCGCTCCTTGCCGTTCTTGGGATTCCGCTTGCCGTTGAGAATCATCCCGCAATAGGCGTTCGTGATTCCAGCGGCGGCGGCGAGTTCCCTCTGCCGGATGCCGTGCAAGTGCAGTTCGCCGATTACTCGGCCCGTCCATTCCTCTCGCATTTTTTACCTCCTGTTAACAAATTTCGGTCGCAATAGATGCCTTTATTGCCTATTTGCACCGTTTATCTAATTATATACCCGTATGTTATCATTTACAAGCACAAATGCTAACATTTCCAACATTTTTTGTGATGCACAAAACAGCCGATTCAAGGTATATATTTTCGCCTTCAGCCTCGTCCCCACGGGATACGCCCGCTTGAGGGCCTCCACCTGCTCTCGCCTCATAAAGTTCATTCGTCTACCTCCCCGGTGTTACACCGCACATTCGTCAGCACATAGTCCCACGCCGTTCCCCAATGGGTCACGCCCCACAGATACAGGTCAAGCACCTCGTTCCGCCACACCTGCTCGCCGCACTCCAGCAGGAGGTCGGCCCCGGACTCGTCCACGATGTACCATTGGAACACCTCGTCATCGCACTCGCCCATCGGCTCCCAGTAGCCCAGCAGGCCCTCCGTCTTCGCCATAAGGTCGTTCGCCAACACATGGTTCACCACCTTGGCGAGGGTACCGTAATCAAGGTATCCCATCTCCTGCCCGTAGGGGCTGATTTCCTGCCCCCACAGCCATTTTCCTGTCAGCCTCATGTAAATATTCCTCCTCACACTATCGGCCGCCATGCGCCGCCCTCAATCCAGTAGTTTCCGATACATCCGTCCGTGCTGTTCCAATGGTCAAGCACCTTGCCGTTGACGATGGCGACCACATGATGCCCTCCAATGTGGGCCACCATGCGCCCCGTCCAGCCCTGCGCCTGCAACAGGCGGCAGAACTGGTCGCCCGTGTACTTCGTTCCGTCCTCCCGCTTTGGCTGTGGCATCTTTAGCCAGCCGAGGCTTGCGAGGTAGGCCGTGTAGGTGCCTTTTTCCGTCATGCTCCGCTTCGCCTTGAATCCCACCTCAAAGAGTCCCCGGTAGGTGTCGTCCCACGACCTGCGGGTCGCCGTGCTAATGGCCCGGATGACGCAATCCCCGGTGATGCGGTTCTTCGGGTTCGCATTGTAGAACTGGAACGTCCCGGTGGTGGGGTATTTCTGCTCCCTTGTCATCACAGCACCTCCTCAACCATCTTCGCATCGAAATCGATGTAATAATCTCGCTCCGTGCCATCCTCAAACACCACAGCGAACACCCTGCGTCCGCCACGATATCCCACAGGAATCACCCACGCAATTCTTCCCTGCACCTGCTTCTCCAGCCAGTTCATCACAGCACCTCCCCAGCCGCCGCCAGCACTTCCTTGACCTGCGCGAGGGTCATGTCCCAGCGCTCGTCCCATGTCCCGTCGTTCAGCCTCACGCCCCAGTAGTTGTCTCCCGCCCGGAAACTGTGGTAGAGGCATCCACCATCCGAGGGGCTGTGGCCTGTGTCGCTCTCCAGCCTGTGCGCCCACATCCCGTGAGAGCATCCAGCGGCCCCCACCTTGAAGCAGACATAACCACCGTAGCCGAGGGAAATGGCGGTTACGAGGAACTTGCGCATCTCTCGCAGGTTGCTCATCGACAGGTCGTCACGCCACCAATCGAAAATACCCAGTTCCCTGTATACCTCTCGCACCTGCCACTTCTTGGTGCGGCCCCGCATCTCCTTGAACATCTCCCCATCCATCAGCATGGAGTCCACCGTGTTTAACACCTCAAAAGCGTTCATCTGTCTTTCTCCTTTCAGCCTGTCATCATCAGCGGCGGGAGGCCATCCCCGTCGGACCGGGCATCCGCCCGGTTTCGACTCAATCAATAAAGATGTCACGCATCTTCTGCGCGAACGCAGGCCGCTCAAACATCATCAGCGCAGTTCCGATTCCCATGCCCTCTCGGAACAGTTTCTTTGCAAAGTCCTTGTCACCGTCCGCCTCGTACTTGTCGGACAGGTCGTATAGGTTCTTCTGCATGGCCCGCAGGGTCTCAAGTATCTCCGCCTGTTTCATCTTCTTCGTCCCTCCTCAAAAACTGTAATCGTAGTAGTAGCGAGCCACCCCGAAAGTGACATTCGCCCGGTGATAGGCTCTCTTGGTCTTGCCATCCTCCTCATACTCGCTGGTGAAATACCAGTATTTGCCTCGCTTGGTCATGGCCTCCGCCGGATAACTCTCGTCGCTGAACACCCGCCACTCGTTGGTGAACGCCTCACCGACCAGTTCGTGGCCCATCCGCCTCACCTTGATGTGCTTTTGGTCTTTGACCTCGACCACCTCGTAGGGGGTGCAATCGCTCCAAAGGTACTCGGTCATCCCGGTTCCCACCTTGATTTCGTCTACCAGCATCCGATTCTCCTCGATGCGGTTCTGCACGCTTCCGTACCACTTACCCATCTTTCATTCTCCTTTCATCATGCCCTGCCATCTTCAGCGCAGGTGGGGCAGTTCCTGCGGACGGCCCGGAGGCCGTTTCGGCTTATTCGAGGCACCGCTTGAGGCTCCGCTCCGCCTCCTCTGCAACCCACGGCCTCCCGTAGGCCTCTTCCGCTACATGGGCATGCATCAGCGCCTTTGAGAAGCGTTCCATGCTGGGGAACTCGTGGCCCTCAAATAGGTCTGCATACTCCATCGGGATTTGCACCAGCATATCCTCGTCGCTGGTCTGTCTGCCTGCAATCGTGAACCGCACAGGCCGCTCCTCCCACTCTCGGGTCGCTTCATTGAACACATGCATCTTTCGTTCTCCTTTCAGCGATGGTCGCTACCCTTTATTTACAATACCTATTATACAGGAGGGTGTTAACAAATACAACAGAAAGTTGCGAAATAACAGGACAAATAGTTAACAAACATTCACGTTCTGTTTTGTGCAATTTGCTAACAAACAAAACAGAGGGGAGGTCGCCCTCCCCTCTTGTATCACTTCACCTTGCACCGCAGGAGCGCCGTCTGTTTCTCGCCCTTGTACTCGGTGTGTTCCTTGATTGTCCCGGTAAGCGTCACCTCCACGCCCTCGTCCGGCAGGCTGGCGGGATTGCAGGTGGTCCGCCACACCAGCAGGGCATTCCCTATGCGGAACTGGTGAATGTAGCACCGCTCCGTCCCGTAGCCTCCGAAGCACCTGCGCTCGTAATAGGGGGAGCCGCAGTAGGTGGCCCGCACCTCAATCTTCTCGCCCTCGGTCCCGTACCACTCACTCCGGGCCTTGCGCTCCTCCTCTGCCCGCTCGGCCTCCTCTTTCGCCTTGCGCTCGGCATCCAGCCGGGCCAGCCGCTCCTCCTCGGCCTTTTTCTGCGCCGCAATTTCCTCGGCGTGTTCGGCCTCCCACTTCGCCCGCCGCTTCGCCCTTTGGGCCTCCAGTTTCGCCTCGTACTCCGGGGTGTACTCTTTCCAAACTCTCATTCGGTCGGATACCCCGCTCCCGCCGCATTCCCAGCAGGTCTTCCCGGTGTAGCACCACTCGTCCCGGCCTCCCTGCCCGCCACAGCGGGGGCAGGTGTTGTCGCCCCAGTATTTCGTCCCGTTCTTGTCCACGCGAATCAGTTTCGGTTCCATCTGTCTTTCTCCTTTCAGCGAATGGTCTTGTACTTGATGCCAGCCTCGTCGAGGGCCTGCTCTACTTGGTTGATGGCGGGGTCTCCGTAGACCGTTACCCTGCCGTATGCGTCACTCAACCACAGGTAGAAACTATCGTTGAGCGCCTCTACAACTCTCTCATAGTCCTCGCCGCGAGCAAACACAAACCGCGCCTTTTCCATCTGTCTTTCTCCTTTCATTAGACCTGCCATCATCAGCACGGGGAGGTCATCTCCCGTGGACGGGCTTTCGCCCGTTTCGGCTCTTTACTCCAAGTGGTTCAGTTCGTACAGTTTTGCGAGGATGGTGTTCAGCCGTTTCTTCTCTCTTTCGGTGCCTCCGTCCTCTTCCATGTTCCAATACAGCCTCGTTAGAAGGTCCTCCGCCTTTGCAATTTGCTCTCTCTGATAGTCGGTCATTTCATTTTCTCCTTTCATCTCGTCCGGGCCGCTTCTCTTGCGTACTCCGGCACCTGCTCTTCCGTCCACACCGCAATGACCTTGGCGGCGCATCCCCGGAACATCTTCTTGACCTCTGCGGGGGTCTTGCAATCCTCGGTCACCTTGTAGGTGGTGGTTCCTCTTGTTCTCGTTGCGTAGTACAGTTTCATCGGGCCTCTCCTTTCCTAACTGTCAGCACCAATTATAAACGATACTGTTAACAATTGCAACAGAATGTCCCGGTTTTGTTGCATGGCAGAATTAACAAATGTTTTGCGGTGTTTTTGTGTATTGTTAACAAACGAAACTATTGTTAAAAACAAACACAAAGCGCATATTTCGGTTTCTGCAAAATTATGGGGCGAAATGTGCGAAATTTTTGTGATTATCGCAGGATATTTAGCACCATTTTATGAGTTGTTGCAATTATTCAACAAGGTTCCGAATTTTCCGCACATTCGATTTTTTTTGCATCGGCGAGTAATTATTGCTCTAAAATTAAAATGGCGTGTACCCCCCTTAAAATGCGAAATAAGGGGTGTTTTTGAAAAACAAAAAACCGACCGAGGGAATCCCCCCGGTCGGCCTTTTCATGTTCAGTTTTTGCCCTCAAGGGTCGTGATGCGGTTCTCCAGCACCGGGATTCGCTCGGCGAATGCATTGTGCCTCCGCACCTCTTGAGTGAGCGTCTCCAACTTGGTGTCGGTCACCGCTTGGTATTTCTCCAGTTTCGCGTCCAACTTTTGGTCATTGACCTCGCTCTGCTTGTCGAGTTTGGCGTATAAATCCCGGGTGTTCGCCTTGGAGATGATGGCTTGCCCCAAGATAGCGCAAACCCCCGTTATCAACGCCACGATGATGGCGGTATCCATCTTACTTGAGAAGTTGCGACCAAGTTTGCGCCCCGACGATGCCATCCACATCGAGGCCCCGGTCTTTCTGATAGGCCCATACGGCCTTGTATGTCTGCGCGCCGAAGATGCCATCCTCGGTCAGGCGGGCGTTGAAATACTTGTTCAACAGAATTTGAACGGTTCGAACGTGTCCGCTCTCGTCGTTCATTCTCAAAACAGGAAGGTACACTTCACAGACCTCGCTTTCGTCAACTTCGATGGGTGGGAGTTTTTGCAGACGGCGGTTTACTTCGTCCGCGATTTGCTGATGGCGATTGTAGAGATATGTTCCCGGGCAACTCTTGTTAGCGAACCAACGGTGGACGGTCATAACCATCTCGTTTGGTTGGGGGACATATGCGAGAGTTTGCACACGGTTCCCGAACCAAATAATGCGGTTCTTTCCGTTCCGGCGGCAGATGTCCGTCACGAGGTCAATCATCGCGTTGTATGCCTTCTCGGTCACGGCATAAGGCTCGGAGGTGTCGCTTGCTACCTCGATGGTAACGGCGCGGTTATCATTCTCACCGGAGGAGGAACACCACGAGCGGTCTTTCTCTTCAACATACATCCCGACCCGACCGTCGTAACCAACGCCATAGTTGGAGGAGGCCTCCTTGGATTCACGGGCGAAAATCGCTCCCAATGTCTCGACCGAACATTGCCCGACTACGCAATGAATCGTCACCCGGTCAATTGAATGGTTCCGGGGTGCATCCTTGTTCGGGGAGATACGGACATAATCGACGAGGGCGGAGTTACTCATCCCGCTCACCTCCGAAGTTCTCGAAGGTATCGTCAAGGGAGATAATATCCCTCATCTCTTGCGCTTCGCTCTCTGCCGCCGTTGCTCTTGCTCTGTCATACTGGACCGTACTCACGCCCAAGAGCGCACCCAACAGGAAATCGACCGCCACGATAGTCGAGGCAATCTGCTCACAGTAGGGGATGCCCCAAACAGGGAAGAGCATCTTCACGAACGTGGCGAGGGCCGGAAGAACTACGATAGCGACCCACTTGAGGACATCAAAGGTTTTGTTGCTGAAAATCGTTTTCATTACTGCCACCTCCCAATGATTAAGAAACGAACAGGGGTTACTTGCGACATATCAACTTCGCGCTTGAGTCTGAAACCCATGACCGGGTTGCCGCTGGACAAACCCGTGAAGGCGTTTACCACGGTGCAAAGGTTTTGGGCCATGCCAAGGACCACGGTAGATTCTGCCTCACCGGGATTGAAGGGCAACGGAACTTCGATGGAGTCTGTATAAAAGCCGTTGGTGTTGTAGGTGTATTTATGCACCGACCCAAGGTCAACGGTTTTTTGGCCCCACAGAACACAAACGCCGCTTGCGTATTTCATATAGGACCAGTTACCGACGGTTGTGTCGAGATGCTCCTCCACCACGGAGTCAACCATGTCGAGGGCCTTGCCCACGGCCTCGTCAATCTGCGCCCCTGTGTAGATGCTCGAATAATCCATTACGGTGTCACCTCCACGCCGTTGATGTACAACTTTTTACAACGGATTGTGCCGTTGCTGTTGATGACGATGCTCTGCGCGTCGCTTGCGGTTGCGAAGTAGAGCGCACCCGCTTGGAGCATGGCTTGACTTTCCATCGTCCCGCCGGAGTTGTACCGGGTCACATCGTAGGAGCCGGACCGAACGTGAATCCTGTCCTGTCCTCCGGTTGCGGGCCGGGTGTAGTTTAGTTTGAAGCCAAGGGAATCAATCGTCCCGACCTCATCCCCGGAAGAGTTGTAAATGTGAATGATGCCCCGTGCGTTGTTTGCGCCGCCCACATACAACTCGCCGCCGATGCGGACCGTTCCGCTATCAAGGTCGGCATAGAAGGACTCGCCATCTTGCGACATGATTTTAATTGCCGTCAATGTTCCGGCGGTAATATAATCCGCGATGATGCCGCCCTCAAGAGTCGCGCCCATGACGAAGGGACCGTCGTATCCGTTCGCAGAAGCCGCCCAACCTTCATAATTGAACCGCCACACCTTTTGAGCAAGTTGCGGGTCCGGGTTGTCTGCGATATAGAGAGTATCGGGTTCGCCATCGTCGTTCGTGTCGAGGAACCGGACGGAACCGCCCTCGGCTCCCATGAGTCCTGCCGCAATCAGAGCAGACAGGGACGCGACCTCCGTTCTTGTGGGTGCCTGTTTGATTTCCCGCGCTTGGGTCGCAATCGTGTCGGCGATGTTCTGCCGGATGCTCCCCAAATCAACGGTAATATATCTATCGAGGAGGACATCCCACTCAATTGCCCGGACTCTCGCAGACGCATTAACCCCCAACTTGGTGAAGACTACGGTCACGGTATCGCCCAAACTCACAGATTCAAGCGGCGCAATCGCCTTGTATTCCTCCGTCATGGACAGCGGCACAAACTCCACTTTCCACGATACACGGGGGATTCCAATCTCGTTGTCGACGATATATTGCTCCGCCGCCGTGGTCAACTGGGCCGCCGTGGGCTTGTCATCGAACTTGGAACTCATGTCCACGGAAAGAATCTTGACATACCCGTAGGAGCCTGCCGCAGACACGACCGGGGAGTATACCACATCGTCCTCTTTCTGCCAGTAGGCCACGACCCCGGTGTAGCAATCGGCGCACGATGCATCTTGCTCGAGGTCGGTCATGTTCACGCCGTACCTTACAGAGACCCCATTGTCAGCACCCGCCTGTGTGTCGTTTCGCACCGTGTAACCGTCGAAGGTGTACTCGCCGCCGTAAATGTCGAGGATACTTCCCTGTTGTCCTCCAAGGAGGGACCAAACGGAAGAAGGTATCTTGACTTCGAACTGTGCCGGAGTCGTTCTCGGTGTCACAAACCGGAAGGGGTTGATTGTCATGGCGTTATTGACTAACCCCGCAAAGGCGGCTTGCAGAGTCCCGGCTCGGAAGGGTTTTACCACGATGCCCGCAAGGTCATAGACGAGGTGCCGAGCATAGACCGTCACCACGCCGTTCAATGGCTTTGTGATACGATAGATTCTGTAGGGCTGATTCCCCCGGCCTGCCGTACCTGCTACGATGATGTTCCGAAGTTGCAGGTGTTCATAGTTCTGCCCGATGATGGGATAGGTGAGGGTCAATTCATCCATCCCGTTCAACTCCGTCTTGACGGCGCAGGAGATGGCATCAATCAGCACACCCAGCCCGAAACCATCCGGGATAGACGGAGCCGGGTCTTGCACATAGACCGCAAGGCTGGCGGAGTCGAAAACCGGGTTCCCGTTCGCATCCACCAGCCGTTGCAGGTCGAAGTTCTTGTCGATGATATAGGGCCTCATACTGTCCACCACCTCGGAATAATCTCGCCCACCATGCCCGCCGTCCACGACAGGGTGTTCTCACCCGGCTCAAGTACGGGCCACTCTCCCGAAACGAGGGAGGTGTAGGAAGTCGTGCCTACATATGCGGCCTGCATCTCGCAATCGATTATCAACACCTCACCATCTGCGGCGGGTACCGTGAGGCTCTTTCCATTGACGGTAATGGTTCCCGCCCTGTTGGTTTTGATGATTGGCAGGGCCGGGAACGCCTCCGGGTTCGTGATAGTTCCGCCCCTTGCTACTGGAAAATATCGGATGCCAATTTCTCCATCGACGCTGAATCTTTGAGGCTGGCAATCGAATTGAATCTGCATCTCTCCAACGGTGTTCATCGCCTTTCCCTCTACGGTGAGGCCGTCCACGAACCGGGCCAACCGGAAATATCCGGGGTCGTAGTCGTCGGTGAGGCGGGCGTACCCCTGCACCGAACACAGCCACGCCCGGATTTTCCTCATGTTGTCAGCCAGCGGAGGCCGCACGAATGCGGGATAGGTCACCCGCACGTTCTTGAACCGCCCGTTGTCGAGCGTCAGTTCCCCGTTCCTGCCGGGGATGGCGATGCTCTCGTAGTCCCTTTCGGGTGCGTTGTATGTGCCGCTCCCGGTCACCATTAGCCCATATACGGCCGAATTCGTGCCATTGAATGTCAAACTATGCAAATACCGCCGACCTCCTCTCTGTCGCCGCCTGCATCTCGTCCATGATGATTTCCGCCAGTTCGTGGACATTCTGCCCCGGCGCTCCATAGACGGTAATATTCACCCCTCCGACATTCGTCGTCGTGGTGTTGCCCAGCGGCTGGACGACCGCCTTGCCGCCCATCATGGTCAGCAGTTCCGGGCCAGCCTCGCCCACCACAGCGGAACCCTCACTTAAGACACCGCCGTTAGCGAGGTATGGAATGTTGCGGATGTATCCGATGTTGAGGCCGAACGACCTGCCACCCAGCCCCGGCACCCACGAGGGAATCGTGAACGACAGGCTGTTGAGGCCGGAAATCATGGTATTTATGCCGTTGATTGCTCCGTTAATAAGCGCGATAATCGCATTAAGAGGAGCCTTGACAACTGAGACGATACCGTTCCACACGCCGCCCAAAATCTCCTTGATTCCGTCCCATGCTCTCTTCCAATCGCCGGAGAAAACGCCTTGAATAAAGTCAATGATTCCGTCGAGGATGCCTTTAACGGAGTCCCAAATGTTCGAAACGGTCGCGAAGAAACCGTTCAAGGCCTCGCCCAAGACAGGACCCAAGACTTCGGTAAAATCCTTGGCGAAGATGTTTTGAAGGAAATCATCCACCCCTTGAAGGATGCCCTTGATTTCCTCGCCCTTCGTTGCAATCAGCGCGACAAGGGCCACAACTCCGGCGATGATTCCCACCACCGTGAAGTTAACCCCCGCCATCGCTACCTTCAGCGATGCGATAATCGGCAACAAGGCTTGAATCGCCGCGGCTACTTTGGCGATAATCGTCGCAATGGGAGCAATTGCCGCCACAACTGCGAGAACCCCGGCGATAATCTGCAACTGTTGCGGGGACAGTTCGCCCAGTTTCTCCAAGAAAGAGCCAAGGGCATTGACCACGGTCTCGATAACTGGAGTTAGTGCTTCGAGGGCCTTCGCTCCGCTCTTTGCGAGGGTCCCGGATGCCTTCATCTTTAGTTCGTCGAGTTTGTCGTTCACCTCGTTCATACTGTCGAGGGTGTCTTGGTCAAGAACATAACCCAGCCGTTCCGCTTCGTCGCCGTACTGCCGCAGGGCCGCACCACCATCGTCGATGATGCCAGCCAGTTCGTCAGCGCTCTTTCCGAACAACTGCATGGCGACGGCATCCCGCTCCGTTTCGTTGCTGATGCCACTCAAGCCTTGCAGGGTCTCGTAGAATACCTCGGTGGAGTCCCGCAGTTCGCCGTTCGCATCCGTGGTCGCAACTCCGATTCTCTCCCACGCCGCCACGGTGTCCTTGCTGGTGCTGGTCATCGCCTTTTTCATCTTGCGGAGGCCGCCGATGATGGTGTCAGCATCCACATCCACGAGGTCGGATGCATACTGCATCTTTTGCAATTCATCTGTCGCAAGGCCGCTCTGCTTGGCGAGTGTGTTCAAATCGTCCGCGCTCCGGGCGGCGTTTACGCCCAGCCCCACAAGCCCGGCAAGTCCAGCACCTGCGGCAGTAGATAGTCCCTTGGTCGCAGAGGCGATTTTTCCCGCCGCAGAGGCCACTTTCCCGGCACTTGCCTCAACCTTGGAAAGAGATGCCGAAAACGAATCCGAGGCTTTTTTGGCCTCCTTGAGTGAGGCCTCCGCCTCGACGATTTCCCTCCGCAGGGCCATGAACTGCTCGCTGTTTTCGTCGATGCCAGCGTCCGACATCTGCTTCTCGATTTTGTGCAGTTCCTCCACCTTTTTCGCCGCCTGCGTGGAGGCATCAGCGAGGAGTTTCTGCTTCTGCGCCAGCAATTCGGTGTTGGTGGGGTCCAGTTTCAGCAGGCGCTCAACATCTTTGAGGCCCTTTTGGGTCGCCTTGACTTCGGTGTCCACCTCTTGCAGGGCTTTTGTCAAGCCCTTGGTGTCGCCGCCGATTTCGATTGTGATTCCTCTAATTTTTTCAGCCATGTTATCACCCGAAAAACCGTTTGATGTCGTCCTGTGTGGCCTTGGCGGGGTATTCCTCGTTGTCGTTTGCCTTTTCCGTGTACAGGTCAAAGACCATGCCCATCGTCATCCCCCGCAGGGCCTCATCCGAAAGCCCCAACTGACAGCACCGAAGCATAAAGGTCGCCCCGTTGAACTCCCGGATGGTGGGCCTCATTTTTTTTTAGGGGAGGACGTGGTTTTGAAGTTCGCACCCCACAGTTCGAGGATGACCGGGAGGATTTCGTAGACGCTGAACACCCCGTCGATGCTGTCAAGCCATTCCTCCGGGCTGTCGGGAATGTCCTCCCCTGCATGGCGAATCATCACCCATGCGATGTCCTCAAATACCTCAAGGTCAAGGGCGGAGAGGAATCCCTCTTCGTTCTGCGCCTTGTCATAGGCCTTGCGCAGGTTGTTCATGTCCGCCACCACATCCCGGCCGAACTTGTAGCGGTAGAGGCGCGGGATGAGGGCGGAGGCCCTCATCCTCACCTCTTTACCGTCGATTGTTACCGTTCTTTCCATGCTCTCTCCCTCCTTTTACTGACCTTGGTCGGCGTACACCACGGCGTTGAACCAGCCGTTCTTCGTGGTGGAATCGGTGTTCTCGTTGGTGTGGGCTTGAATGGTGCCGAACTTGTCGTTCAATGCGGCGGCGGTGATGGTGATGCTCTGCGTCTGCGGCTCCGCATTTTCGCCGATGGTCTCGGCAGACACCGCAGGCCGGGTCGCCGTGCAGTTATACAGAACGTAATAATCGTTCTGCTGGTCGCCGTTGATTTGGAACAGCAGGGCGAACGCCTTGGCAGAGGAAGCGCCCTCGTAGACGACCCCGGTTTGGCTGTCGGTTGCATCGCCCCAAATGTCCGTCAGCATCCTGTCGGGAATCAGCGCCATCTCAAGGTCACCTTGGTAGGTGGCGGCGGTGCTGGTGGCATAATAGGCCACGTTGTCGGCGTAGAACACATTCATGTCGGACTCGTTGCTCATGTCGAGGCTCACAGCACCCGGCACGGCGACAGGAGTTCCCCACGAATAAGTCACAGCACCCGTCACCGGGTCGGTGGTAGAGGTCAGTAGGGCGTAATGGACATTCCGCAGGCCGAACCGTACCTTATTAGCAGTAGGCATTGATTTTTACTCCTTTCATTCCGTAATAAACACGGTGAAATCGTATGCCACCATGTTCATTCGTTCCCCGTCAAGGAATCCCTCCTCACGGGTGTAAAAAAGCCCTGCGGCATTGAGCGCACCCTCAACACGGGCCTCAAGAGCGAAGTCCTTGGTGTCGGTGTACAGTTCAAGGCGGCAGGGGCGCACCTTTTGATAGTTGCTGTCGTCGGCGGCGAGGTCGTTGCTACCGGGAAACAGGAAGCAGAGGAACGGCGGAGCGATTTCCGTTCCGTCCGGGAATTCATAGTAGGCATACGGGAGGCCGATTCCGGCTATCATGTCCGCTACCTGTTGATATGTCATTCCAGTTCCCTCCTAATCGTTTTTTCCAGTTCCTCGGTGATTTTGTCCTCCACCGGGCCGATGTGCGGATAGGCAGGCACGGGGTCGAATGTGCGGCCTGTGCCGTTCCGGGAAACGTGACCGTGCTCCAGCAGGTGGGGCAGACCGGGGACGAGCCTGTTGTAGATGGTTCCGTGTACCGATGTTCGCCCGGTCTCCAGCCTGCTCGTCCAGCCCTTGACATAGTCCGAATTCGATTTGGTGTCCAGCACCTGCACGGCAGATTGCTTGACAGCCTTTGCACCTGCCCTTGTGACCTTTTTGACGGCCTCCTCGGTCAGCCCGAACACATCTTCGTCGTACTGGTCAAGGGTCTTCTTGATGGTGGCCTCCAGCCTGTCAATCGGAGTTTTCCTTGCCATTGGTGCCGCCTTTCCGCTCCGTATACAGTTCGATGATGTCCGTCCGGGCGTGGTAGGTGCGATAGATGGCGTAGGTTTCCCCGTTGTACTCCAGCACCCGCTCCCCGGCATAGTCGCCGTAGAACAAGGTGAATCTATACTCCGGGTTCAGCCCGTTGCGGCCCCCGTCGAAAAACTCCGCACGAGTGACGCTGTCCACCTGCGCGAATACGGTGCGGGGGGTGTAGGATTCCTCCCACACCCCCACAGCGTTTTGAGTTTTCGTGGCGGCGAGTAGCGTGATGGGCGTACTCCTATCCATTCACCACACCCCACTCCGTGTATCCCGTTGCCGTGACAAGTTGGGCCTTCTGCTCGTCATAGGACCTTTTCAGCCTGTCATACTCGTCCGGCTCTCCGAAATTGGCTTTGCAGTAGGTGATTACCGCCCGGAGGATGAGGGCGTTCGTTTCGTCGCTCTCGGTAACGCCCGCCACACCCATATCCATCAAGGCGGCTTGAATCAGAGTATTTAGTTCCGCGTCAAAAGCGGCGGTGCTGATTCTCAACGCCAACTTGACGGATTCAAGGGTGGTCATTAGGAGTTAGTGCCGCCGCCATCTACAGCGGGGGTCGTCACAGTCACCTTCGCGAACATCTTGTCGGCAACAAGGCCGATGCCGACATACATACGACCGACGAACTTGATGAGGTCAGACTCGGCGAGGGACAGGTCGTCGCGCTTCACCTTGATTTCCTCGCCGTTGGGGAAGTTCATCAGCGCGCCGCGGGAGAAGTCGCCGACGATGAGGAACGGCACGGCCGCTTGTCCGTGGGCGGGCATCTCGCTGACGAACACCACGGGCAGACCCTCGAAGGGGTCATAGGCGTAATTCGCGGCGGCGGCGGCGGCCTTCAGAGTCCCCCAGTTGGCGCGGGTGGTCACCACGATGAGGTCAGTAGCCTCCGGGGACAGGACCGCCATGCCTCTCACAACGGCAGAGATGAGTTCGTCGCTTGTGGTGGTCACGGCAGGAACACTAACGGCAGTGGCAGAGGCTGCCGCGGGCGCGGTAATGATTTGGTTGACGAGATATTCCTGCGCCAGTTTGGCGATGCGATAGGTGATTTCGTCCACGATGTAGCGCAGGAACTCCTCGCCGCCCATGTCCATCGCCTCGTCGGAAAGGGTAAGCCACTTCTTGATGCTCTTCGGGATAAGGGTCACCTTGCCGAAGGTGATGGTCTCCTGCTGGGGTTCCGGACTACCCTCGTCGTGAATTTCGGCATCAGATGCGGCCGCTTCGAAACCGATGGTCAGATTACCGCGAACGTAGGTCTTGCGCACCCGGCGCAGAATCTCGTTCTGCTCCCATGCGGTGCGGATGAAATCATCCACGATGGTGGGAACGGGAATTCCCGCCGCGATGTTGGCGTTCTGGGTCAGAATCGTGCGGACCTCCCGGTCATCCTCGGTCTTGATATAGTTTGCATAGGCCTCGATGTACTCCTTGGAGGAGCGGATTTCGTCGATAGTCATTTTCTTCTCCTTTTCTACGATTTTCTCGCCGTCCTTCTTGGCAACGGCGGCACGGATGTTAGAACGCTTCTCGGCCTCGGCCTTTCTGCGCTCCAGTTCCTCGTTGATGGCGCGGGCCTCCTCCATCAGCGCATCAAGGTCAGCCTCGGGGAGGTCTACCTCGGTGGCGATGGCGGCACGACGCTCAATCAACTGCTCGGTGGTCATGTCTTTCATTTCTGTACCTCCAGTAAAATTTTGATTGCTTTCTTCTGCCGTTCCCGCAATTCACGGGCGTGGCGCTCCTCCACGGCCTCGGCGATAACTCCCTCACCGAAAGCGCGGGCAGAAATGGAAGTCGCATCGTTGGCAGGCAACGACACGGCGCTCACATCGTATAGTTTCGAGATTTTGGTGATAGTGCGGAGGATGGTGGTGTGGCCCTCCTCCTCTACGGTTTCCCGCTTGTCCTCCTCCACACGGAAGCCGAACGACATCTTGTTGGTGTAGCCCCCGGCGATTTCCTCCAGCAGTTGCCGCCCGATTTCCGTGCCGTTGAGGTCGGCCTCGATATGCAGGCCCCGGTCATCGGTGCGGAGGGTCAAGGTGCCGTTGCTGGTGCGGGCGAACACCCGGCCTTGATGGTCATACTGCATGATGACATCGCTCATGTCGCACTCGTCAAACGCATGGGGGTCTACCTGCTCCCGGATGGTGTACTCCTCGTCGCTCCATAGGACATACGGGTCGTCGAATGTGGTGGCATAGCCCTCCACCAGTTTGTCACGCCTCTCAAACGAGGCAAGGTTTCTATAACTGCGGCCCTCGTTCAGCCGCTGGTCAACTGTTTTCATCGTCATTACCTCCCACGGTGTAATACTCTCCGCGAACGGGCAGTTCGTCGCCATAGGGTTCCGGCAGGGGCGCAAGGTTCCAAATCTCACGGATTTCGTTCCGGGTCATCAGCCCCCGGTCTGCCATCTGTGCCGACACCTGCAACTTGTCGCTGTTGCTCATGTACTGGAGCCGATTGGCGGTCGCCATGACCATGTTGCCTTGCCCCTGCTCCCGGAACGTGAACAGCATCCGGGTCATGACCTCGGAAAATTGAATGGCAAACGGCTCAACGGCCCCCTCGTAAAATGCGGCCCATGCATCGCCGAAAGCCCTGTTCTCCAGCACCTCATCATTCACCCCAAAGTAGGAGTAGACGCTGGCCCGGATGGTTTTCATTTGAGCGTCATCCACCACGAAAGGCTTGCTGGTCACCTGCTGGATGTTTGTGTAGGTGTTGGGGAACAGCAGGAGGCCACCACCGTCAGCATCCTGCGACAGGTTCAGTTCCGTAAAGCGCTTCCGCTCTTTCTTGAGGTCCTCCGGCTTGACGAAGTTGTTCATCTGTGCGAGGAATCTGTAACTCGCGGCGTTCTTCACGCCCTCCTCAATACCTTGGTTTTGGAGGTGAATCAATTCCATCGTGGGGAGCAGGGGACGATTGGACTCTCCGAAAAAGTCGTCCCTGTACTGCATCCTCACCATGATTCCCACATACTCCAGTTCAACGGCGGCCCGCTGGCCCTGCGAAAACTCATACCGCAGGTACGGGGTTCCGTCATACTGGACGATTTCGCACCGCTCGGGGACGGGTGCATAGACCCCGGAGATTTCTCCGTACTCGTCCCACACGGGAGTGATGATGGCGGTGTTGTTGATGTAGTAGATGGTCGCCAATCTCGTCATGAACTGCAACCATGTTTGGAACGAGTTCGGCCCCCTGCGAAGTTTCGCCTGTAACGCAGGTTTCGCCGACCCCCTCGTTTCTACCTTGAGTTTGCCGATATTCGTGGCGAGGGCGTTGATGCTGGCCCTCACAAGTTCGCTCTCGTAGATACCGCCGCTCCATGTGGAGAAATGCGGCGTGTATCCGTTCAACATTTTGAAATATCCCTCGTAGAGCCGCTCCGGCTCTTTCGGCCTGTTGCCGAAAATCTTGTCGAACAGACCCATTTTTCACCCCTCGTTTTTCAATTGCTCGCCGATGTCGGCGTACCATTTTTGACGGACGGTCAGCGCATCCAGCAGGGCCGCCGTCCCGTCTATATGCAGGGCCGGGTGAACTTTTACAAGTTTCCCCCGGCCTCGCTCGGTACTCATCTTGATTGCGCTGTCCAGCAGGTGCATCTTCAGCAGGTCGTTGTCACCTATGTTGATGCGACCGTCCTCCAGCAGGCCCTCCGCCTCCTGTATCACTCCGTAGAGGTTTTCGCCTTGGTATACATCGTCCATATGGAACCCGTACCCCCTCATATCCTGCACGAGGTATTGAGCCGAGTATCGGTCGTATCCCACCTGCAACGGATAGATTTCGTACTGCTCCACCAGCGCCTTGAACCACTCGAAACAATCGTGATAATCGACGAAATTGTCCCCGGACGGTGTGAGCCAGCCTCGCTGAATATAGATTCTGTAAGGTACGTTGTCCCGCTCCGTTGCCTCGTCGATTTTTTCCGCAGGCAGAAAGAAATGAGCAAAAACATGGAGCACCCCGGCCCGCTCGATGACGGCGGTGCAGGCGGTGAGGTCACGGGTCTGCGAAAGGTCGATTCCTCCCACGCAGTAAGAGCCACGAAAATCCTCCAGCCGCAGGGGCGCACCGCAGGCCCGCTCCACGGTCTGCACGGACAGCCACGCCGTCGAGGCAGATTGTTTGAGGTTGCAATACTTGGTGATGAATTCCGCCCGCTTGGACAGGCTCCCCTCTGCGACAGCGATTTCCTCAAGCATATAGTCCACGGACACGCTCACGCCGAGGTTCGGATTCGCCTTTTGCAGTTCCGTGATGTCGCTCCACTTGCTGATGTCGTCTATCATGTATAGGACGGGCAAGAGTCGCCGCTCACGGGAATCCCCCAGCAGGACACGGGTGGAGCGCTTCATCAGTTCGTCGTAGATTCCCTCGTTGACATATCCCGCCGTTGAGATGGCAAGGAGCAGGGGCTGTCGCCGCGCTCCAAACGAAGATTTGATGACCTCGTAGAACCGCAGGCCCTGCTCACCGGGCCACGATGCACACTCGTCCGCTATGCATAGCGAGATATTGAGGCCGTCGCTTTTCTTGGCGTTGAACGCCAGCGCTTTCGCCGTGGTGTTGCTGTCGGCGATGTAGATGTCCGAACGCCGCTTGATTGCCATGCGGCTCAACTCCGGGTCACGGGCGATGATTTGATGGTACGCCTCAAAGCAGAGGCTGGCCTGTTCCAGTTTGGGAGCGGCGAAATAAATGCGCCCACCGTACTCACCGTCCAAGAAAGAGCAGTAGGCCGCAATCGCCGCCGCCAGCAGGGTCTTTCCGTTCTTCCGGCCCATCACCAGCAGGCACTCCCGGAACTGCCTCGCCCCGGTATCGTCCACCACCCCGAACAGGATGGAGAGGAACGCCCGTTGCCACAGTTCCAGCCGAATGAGTTGGGGAGCCAGCGCTCCCTCATGGTGCCGACAGAATCCCTCAACGAACCGAACCGCCGCCTGCGCTTTCTTCGGTGCGAAGTGATACTCCCCGGTCTGCAAGCCCTCGATGATGCGCTCGTAGAGCAGGCGCACCCAGCGGCCCACCGTTATCGTCCCGTCCTTGATGTGCTGGTAATACTCAAGGATGTCATTCATCCAAGGTCGCCACCAGTTCCATCAGCCGGGACCCGGTGTTCCCCTCCTCGCTCAATTGCTTGATGATGTTGATGAGGGTGGACACCGTGCCGTTCGCCGCCGTCGCTGTCTTGTTATACTCAACGATAGCCGGGTTCGCGACGAGATTCTGCCGCCCCTTGACATACTCCTTTGTCACCGTGGCCCCGTACTCGGCAATCGCCTTTTCAAGGTCGGCGAGGATGCGCATCTGCACTTGGTATCGCTTGAATGTGGTGCGGAAGAAGAAGTTGGTGCTGACCCCCCGGTCTTCCGCCTGCTGGAGCAGTTGGTCAGCCTGCTCTTGTAGCGATAATTTCATGTTCTCTCCTCAAAACGCAAACGAACACAACATGGAATTTCCTTGTTCTGCAACTTTTCCACGCTATATTCGTTATATTGTTTTCTTTTTGAAACATTGTTGCAACTTTATCTCAAGTTGTTTGCAATATTCGACAAGTATCCGATTTTTCCGCACACTCCACGTTTATTTTTTCCAAGAGTAATTATAGCGCTCGGAATAAAATCCGGCGTAGGGCCTTAAAATGGCTTTTGCGGGGGTTTTTTACGCCTCGGAATTTGCGATTCCCTTTGCAATATACAGGAACGGAGTGTCGCAGATTGCCACGATTGCCTCGATGATGCTGGTTGATAGGGCGATGGTGACACACTCTCGGGCGGTGTAGATGCCGATGAAAGCAAGAAAGATAAAGGCGAAGTTCTCCGCACAGTTGCAGACTATGGTCGCCACATTGTTTCGGAGCCACAATTTTGACCCCGCCTTTTTCATCTTTGAGAAGATGGTCACATCCGCCATATTCGCGAGGAAATACATCAAGGCGCTGGCGGCGCTAATTCGCAGGTTGAGCGAGAACAGAGTCCTCATTGCTCCGTCGGCGTAGTCATATGGAGCCGGGGTGTAGAGCAGGGTAATTTGAGCCGCCACCACAAATCCGATGATAGCAGAAAGGCCCACACAGACCGCTCGCCTTGCCGCCCTTGCATCGTAGCACTCGCACAGGATGTCAGTTGCGAGGAACGTGCTTGCGAACAGCACAGTCCCGGTCGCCGCATCCATTCCAAGGATGGTCGATGTCTTTGCCGTCATGATGTTTGCCGCCACACTTGCAACGGCGACCCATGCGGTCAGCCCCTCTTTGCCGAACACTCGGCTCACCAGCACCACCGCCGTGAAGCATAGGGCAATTTCTGCGAACAGGATAATCGTGTTCATTGTTTTACTCCTTTAGTTTTTTTCCGTGGGTTTTTGCGTACCACGATATTATTCAACGATGACCTCGACCGGGAAATGTGTCTTGCACATCTCCACACGATTGAAGACAATTACCCTCGCCGGGTCGTATAGTTTGAGGAACTGCAAGAGGCAACTCGCCGCCTCCTCGATGTTCATTTCTTTTCCCTCGATGTTCTTCTGCACGAACGCCTCGACCTCCATATAGTCGGGATAGAATTCCCGGGGATAGAACACCGCCTCAAGCTTGTTCAAAAACAGGTCTTGTCCAATTCTGCATTTTGTGAACGCGAACGGCCTCATGTGGATTTCTTTTACACCCTCAATATTTGGTATTTTGTTCATGTCTCCTCCTTTTTAGAGCAGGCTCTCCGCCCGCTTTTGCAGTTTTATCCATTCCTTGAAGTTATGCAGAGCCACCTCTCGCGGCACCCCGATTCTTTTCCCCTTTGGCGCATCGATTTTCCGCATTTCTACCCCGTCATACCTGTATACGAATCCATACCTGTTCCCGGTCGTCCATGCGGTGCTGTCCACGCTGTCGAAGTGGTAGTCCTTGAGAAGCCCCAGCCGGGTGAATCCAAGGCCATGCACCCTTGCTCCGTGTAGATGCGCATACCGTATCATTGCAGGAAATGCATTGTAATCGTTTCGGTTAAGTTCTCTGACCACATACCCTCCGATTGCAACATACGGATATTCGTCGCACATCCTCTTATACTCCGTCATCCCCCTGCTTTTGTGCCATACCGGGATACACCTGCGGCCTGCGGCCCGCTCAAGGCGCTCACGATATTTGAGAACGGTGTCATATCCCACGATGGAGTCAATGTCCAGTTCAAAAAACTTCTCCACATGGTTCCGCACGATGAATTCGGCGTACTCGTCTATATACTGCTCCCACGGTTCCGGCGCTCCGCCCTCCATGAATGTGAATGCCCCGCTGTCCAGCAGGAAGTCGCCATAGTGCGGGAGCAGACGAACGGTGTCGTTGTTCACATAGTAAAACGATTCGAGAATGAACGGGTGTTCCCGCTTGATGGTGTCGTCGTATAGGCCGCTCTCTCTCCACGGAGCCACCCCGGCGAGAAATATCTTCATGCAGGGAACTCGGCACCGCACTCCGGGCAGGTGATGGTCTTTGCCTTTTTCGGCTCCTGCGGCTCCGCCTCCTCAAAGAACCCATTCATGTCGATGTTGTCCGCGGAAAACCCGAACTCGCTCATGTCCAACTGGATGTTGTCCAGTTCCATGTCGAGAAGTTCGTAATCCCAGCCGGACAGTTCCCCGATACGATTGTCTACGAGGATGTAGGCCCGGCGCTCCTCGTCGGTCAGCCCGTCCACAAACACGCAAGGCACCGCATTCAGCCCCAATTCAATCGCCGCCTGCACCCTGCCATGACCTGCAATGATGTTGTACTCCCGGTCAATCACGCATGGAGTGAGAAAACCGAACGCCACGATGCTGTTCTTCAGTTTTTCAATTTGCTCTGCCGGGTGTTTCTTGGCGTTCCGCCCGTATGGCACCAGCATCTTCGGGGGAACTTGCTCTATCTTT